CCACTGGCATCATCACGCAATGTCACACTGACATTTTCCCAAGTTGGTTTGCCGGCTAGTTTAACAATACTGTTGTAGACATGAATATCAATATCACCAAAGTTAACAGTGGGACGACTGAAACTTGCTACTTGTTTTGTTAATTCTACCGAGTCAGCACTGACACCCAATCCAATGAAACTTGCTCTGAAACGATATTGTAATTTAGGCATCAACAAACCTTGAGCACTGGCACTTTGGTTTGTTGGTAACTTAACTGTAAATCTGCTGAGAGTGGCTGTTGCCATCACAATCTCCTTATACTATAATTCTATTTATGATGTTTGATCCAAATTTTTTCGGCCATAAAAACAGGCACCCGAGTGCCTGTTTTCGATTCATCAACTCTATGTTAAGCTGTAGCTGATGAAGTGTTGCTGCCTGATATAGTTCCAGGATTACGCAGTCTAATTGGAATGTAGATGAACTCAACGCTCTTCATTGGTTCGATAGCAATGTCTACATACAACTCATTGCGAGCAATACGATCTGCTGTGTTATTGGTTTCGTCACAAACAACCAAGTAATCGTATAAACCGCGCTTGGCAACCAAATCTACCATCAAACTTTCAATTACCTGTTTGATTTGATCACGTGTACTCTTGTCGTTAGGCTCAAACAAGAACTGATTAGCTACACCTTGTAATACAGTACGTAGATAGTTTACCAAACGTGCTACATTGATACGATCTAATGCGCCAGCGGTAGCAGCTCTAGTCTTTTGACCATAAGCTACCAAACCCACACCGTTGATCAGTGTGATTGGATTCATACGACCTTCATACAATGTATCACGTAGATTGTTATTGATACCTGTGCGTACAAAGTTACCAGTGGCAGTATCAATAAATCCAATTGCCAATGCGTTGTCGACCAAACCACGGCGTGTACCAGCTGGGGCAAACCACTGATAGCTTACATTATCATTGTACATGAATGTACGCAGCATCATGTGTGTAGCAGGTACAGCAATTTCATTGCCACTTAGATCATTGGTTAATGCTGCTGGATAGTAAATGCCCAAGTATGGATTACTGGTAACCTGCGTAGCATTGTAAGCAGTGATTGCTGTGGTTGTTGCCGCCAATGTCATTGGTGTGTCAGCAATAATAAAGCCTGTGTTAGCACGATCATTATTTAGAGCTACTAGGTTAGGAATCAACTCAGGATATCCTGGCACTGCCAAGATATTGAAGTTGTACCCTTCTTCACGTAGTTCTGTGCTACCATCAACTGCGCCTTTCATTGCTTGAACAATTTCATTGCGTTGAGCATGATGTCCCATTAATGGTTGGTTAGCACTGTTGAATCCAACTTGGCTTACCCAAGCATCGCGATGTAAGGCATTAGCGATATTTGTACCTGGGAACGCTGTACTATTAAAATAGTTACTAACAAACTTCTTAACTGAGTAACCACTGCGACGTGTGTTAAACAACAAAATACCACGTGGATACAAAGCACTATTTGGACAATCAGCATCAGTAAAGTTGCTGGTCAACATACTGGCGATTGTGGGCAGTGTATCATTGATCGGATCAATAGCAGAACTTGTACCCCAACGAGCATCAGCAAAAATAATACCATTTTGACTGGTGCGGTCTGTGTTATCTATTAGATTCCATGAACCATTGCCTGTGGTGTCATATCTATACAAACGTGGATAGTTTTCTAAATCACTGCTGTCTAGCCATAAATCACCACTCTTAAGTGCGGTAGACCCAGTTCTAAACTCCGGACGAGTAGCACTTACAATCACACCCTGTGCGCTGTCCTCTGCGGTAGACTGTAATACATAACCGCGAACATCCACAAGTCCTGAACTGCGATAGCCTTTCCATCCCGAATCAGTGTTGATCATGATGTCGACTTCGGTTGGATCATTATAGTACCAGAAAGTACCATTGGCCGGTCTAGCTGTTGGTTGTGTAGGTGATACATAGTAACTTAAAGATTCCCAGTTACTGATCACACTAGTATATCCAGTATACAAATCATTTTGTAAGGCGGTGCCTGCTAAACCTACATTGCCCAAAACCGAGCCTGTGCCGTCACGCATGGCTACTATACCACCTGCGGTATGAGTAATCTTAGCATAACCACTGGCTAAACTAGCTGTAACATTTGGAATACCAGCATTATTAACGGCATTTACAAATGTTGTTAGATTACCAGCCGCAAAAGTCACTGTGGTAGTATATACGCTGGTAGTTCCTGGGCGACTAACTACAAAATCTACTGTGTCATTGGCATTGATAGTTGCTGATGTAACAGTACCTGTGGCACTGCTGGCACCAGTGGCCTTTTGACGATAGATTCTAAAACTACCCAAATTGGTGCTGCCCACTTTATACTTGACAAACAAGCTATTCAATGGAATATTAATGCCACCACCGGACAAATCTAAGCCTTGTATAGCAGTGATGCCACTGTCATATGCTGGTACAGTTTGTGAATTCCATGCGCCAGTGGCACTGCTATAACGCTTGACTACCATGTTTAAGCCACTGCCTTCGGCACTGACCTTAAACCATACACTGCCGCTAGGACGACCAGCATCAGCAGAAGTTCTACGCCAACTTGGGTTCTGAGCATGGCTAGCAAATGTAACGGTAGGCGCATTGTATCTTGTGCCCACTGTGGCATTGGCGGTAATACCTAGGTTTGCCAATGGTGTACCAGTGCCGTCGGTTAGGATAACATGGCTCACTGTTGTATCAGTTACAAGAAAGTCTAGTGCTTTTACACTGCTGGCCCTTGTACTTACTTTAACGTTGGCTTCTGTTAGTAGATCTGTGTTAATAATATTAGCTAATAGAGCTGTAGTTGCCTGTCCTGCGCTTACAGTAACAGTTTTGGTAGCAAATGTACCTGTTGTAAACACGCAGTTTACACTAAATGTACTGTTAGTAGGAACTAGATCAGCTAGAGGTGTAACACCTGTTTCAGTGGCTATACTGGTAACAATGGGTGTGTCACTTAACCAAGCACTGCTGCCAACTTGGTTCCAGGCTCCTGCTGCGCTTTTCTTATAAACATTGTTATTGTTTTGTCCAACATATACACCATATTGCCCTACACTACCAACTGTGGTGTCAATGGTGATAGCACCTGAGCTGACTAGTACCTGGCTGTCATTAAAAAACAAAGGTGACTTTTCAACAAAAGGTACTGCGTTGGTACTAATAGTACTATCAAATTCAAATATACCAAAACTGCTATTGGTATAGTCGAACCAAAATGTATTGTTTGGCACACTAGCCGATGGACGAACTACTGTTCCGGCCAACTCATCTAGGTCAATGTCAGCACGTATTACCCAGGCACGATTGCCAAGGCCTAATGCTGAATAAGCTGCCATTAGTCCATACTCATTTAACTCATCGCCGTGTAACGGAGTGTCTGCTACACTACGTTTGAATACCGGTAAACCAAAGGTAGTGGCCAACTCACGTTGACTGGTGATGCCATAAATCTTACCTGTGTTGGTTTTGGTAGTGCCTGGGGCAATAAGTCCATTAATTAATTTGTCTTGTGCTGTGGCTACAACAATCAATGGGACTGTGGCCACCGCCGATGGTAAATATTGACTTTCGTCAATTACTGATACCTCAATTCCTGGTGATACTAGAGCCATAATCTCTTTCCTTATAGTAGGTCGAAACCTTTGCTAATATTTAGCGGTAAAAGCTAAATCTACCAGGTTACCGGTCCTTTCCTTGGTCCTTTAAGAAATAAATAAATCATGGAACGAGCACAATGTCCTATTTGTCGGCAGCATCCAGTGGCCATTAACTATTACAGGCATGGCAAAGTCTATTATAGGTCAGCATGTACGCCTTGTATACATGCCAAACGTGAACGACCTGTGCCTGTGCCCACGTGGTTACGCAGTGGCTATAAGAAAAATACAAAATGTGATAGATGTAGTTTTCGTTTTAAGAACAATGAGCAGAGTCGAGTATACTATATAGACGGCAACACAGAGAATGCTCACTGGAGCAATTTAAAAACTATTTGTCTTAACTGCGAGCCAGAAATTACAGTAACACGTTGGCGTCCTGGTACGATTCAACCAGACTTTTGATCTGAGTATAGAGTTCATCAACTGTACCAT